AAAACCCGGTTTGCATTTGGCGACCTAAACTGAAACATACTACATTTTTTCTGCAAATATAAATGGAATAATCATGAGAAAAACATTTTTTTAGTTCCCTAGCGGGCGCAACTAACAGGGGCAGAACCCAGAGTAAAATAAAAGCAAAACACCAACATGCAGTACAACATACAATAATACAACTAATTGCAATACTTCCGGCGTGACGGCCAAGCAAAACCAAAAGTAAAAAATATATAATTTAAAGTAGTAATGGATTGAAATAATCGATAGGAATATTCGTTTGGAGTATTTTCAGTATAAGTATTGAAGAAAGAATAAATAAGAATGAACTGTTTTTTAAAACTCGGGGCTTATGAGTGGGTGGTGTGGTCTCTGGGTAAGGGATTCTTTTGCTCTTTACGATGCGTAAGATTGATTGAAAGAAGTCCCTGAATTGCTTGATAAACGGCGTATTTCGGCTTCTTGCTGGGCTATGATCATGTTTTTGCTGGCAACGCACTCTTTTAACTCTTGAACGCGATCTTTGTGTTCTTGAACGCGCTCTGCACATATTTCAAGCTCTTTATTTAACTGCACAATTTGGCCTGCCTTGGCCGCACAATTTAAACAAAGCGTTTTTGCTTTTTTGGGGCTTAGGTGTGCATCAAGGTGTGCATTTAGGTGTGCATTTAGGTGTGCATCATTATTGGTCTCACCGAAAAGCAACCAATTTGCATCGACATTTGGAAATTTCCTAATAAACATCTCCAGCTTATCTGTGCCAATAGCCTTCTTGTTGTTGTACGATTTACGAAAAGAATTGTTGGACATACCCAATTGCTTCTCAAGCATAGCTATTGTTATGCCTTCTTTATCAATGAATTCTTTTATTCTTTCAACTATTTCACTCATTTAATTAGAAAATATCCGCATTAAAATTTGATATTTGGAAATATCCGCATATATTTACCAAAAATTACAGATCAAAGTTATGGGATTAATGGACACGAAGTATCAAAAAAAGGAAAAAATTAAAAAACCACTCACCGGAATACAGGTGGTGGCTACAATTTTAGGTGTGAGAACCGACAGTGTGAGCCGTGTAATAACCGGACAAACCCTATGTACACCCGAACGCGTACAGATGTATAAAGACGAACTGAAACTGGTAGACGAACTATTGAACCAGTACATTATTGACCGAAAAAGAAGTTTAATCGATCAAAATAAAATATCATGACCGCAAAAAAATCGAAAGTACAGGAACGCAGGAGAAAGTATTTAGAGTTTATCGAACAGCTTGCTGTGCGTGAGGATGATGTAATGAAAGAGCCCATCACTGACCTCCTTCCCTTTGTATTTCCTGAGCATTTCACAAAGTCCGGGAAAAAGAAAGTTGGACTTGGTCTTAATGCTGCTGCTGGGTAAGTCGCAAAAACTTGCAGCCATTTTCAAAACAATTGTAGCTGCACTTTCAATTTTGCCAGTTAGGCAAGCAATACAGAAGCGATGATAATCAACCATCCACCTGGCAGTATCAGAATCATTTGTAACCACACTTTTTATTTTTTGAATACAGCTCCGAAGGTAGTAAAAAACCTTGTAAGCGTACACACCGGAACACGCCGGGGCACTAATAAAGCAAATTTTTACCCATGCCCACACTCATTAACAATACAATCTACCTAACCACAGATGAGCTTATTGAGAATGGCGTTGTTTCTTGGCATACATTGAAAGATGGACTAAAGAGACAACGAAATGGGAAGGTGAATTGCTGGCCTCACCGGAGGTTTGCAAAATACGGAGAGAAATGGGTAGAGTTTCCGGCAGATAGCCGGAAAGGCAGGGTTTATATAGAGTACGCGGGGATACGGCAAAACTACAGGGATGAAGTGAAGGAGAAGATATGTAGTGGAACCGATCCCCGTTTGTATTCAATACAAGTTGCTCCCGCAAAAACCGAGCTTTCGCCCGAGATAAAACGGCAAATTGCACAGGTTAGCATTGAAGATATGGTTAAGCCGCTGGCAGGAGCTGCCGATGTGCTGATTAAAAGCGGTACCCATGTTGGAACCGCCCACGAACTTGCCCACATAGCCGCTTGCATTAACATGCTGGCCACTATTACCCCACAAAAGGTAAAGCAAATTGGCTACACAAGTAAAGATGAACTGATAGACGAGGCCATGAAGTACATGGAGCGTTTTAGCAGCTTCAAAATATCGAACAAGCAGGTTTTGTACCGCAAAATGAAACCTTTTAAACAAGGTTTAAACATCGAAAGTGCAATACTTGATCTTGCACCACGCGACCAACGAGGCAACAATTATGCACGATTGTTCGGTAAGATTTATGAAGGTGACAAACAGTTAATCGTTGGTGCCGGAATAAACATGCTGGAGTGGCACGCGCACGAGGTGGGTTACATTTGGAGCAACCCGGGGGCTGGCAACAAGTTTGATTACGAAGAAACTTACTTCAGATACTGTCAGCGGTGTGTAGAGGAAAACAAAAAGCCACTATCACAAAGTGCAATGTTCGATTTTCTAAACGTGCCAGCGGTAAATTATTTCCTTAAGTACGAACGCGACGGGATGAAGGCTTTTGATAAGGTACTTCCACATGTGAAAGGAGAACGCCCGATGTATTCATTATCAAAAGGAGGGTTCGACGGTTTTCAAGTTGACTTTTACAGCGAGATAGACGGCTGCAATATAATGCTTACTGTTGTGGCCGTTTTCGATTATGCCAGCGGGGCTATAACCGGATACGATTGTGGCTTGGTTGAAAACGGCCTGATGGTTCGCAACATGTACCGAAACCATTTGGAGGTGATGAACGGCAGGAGCTACATTGAGATTGAAAGTGACCGTTTTAGTGGTAACCTTAGCACGGCGACAAAACAAATTTTTGAGCGTTGCTGTAAATACTACAAACAACCTGCACCCAACGACCCAAATTCAATACCCGGAAGGAAAAAAGCGCCCAACCCAAAGAGCCGGTACGTTGAAAGATTGGTTGAAGAAGTAAACCGCATTTGTCAGAACCACCCGGCATGGAAAGGGGTAAATATAACCTCGCAAAAAAGCGACCGCCATCCCAATACCGACTATAATTTAACACCTGCCAAAGGGTTAAAAGCAGGTTACGAGCTGGTAAAACAGATTATTGCCGCCTATAATTTTGAACCCCTGCAGAAGTTTGACTATCAAAAGAACCGCTGGACAGCGTGTATTGAAAACATAAACCCTGAAGCGTTAATTATTAAAACACTTGAAAGAGCTACAATTCTTAATGAAAGCACCATAACTACGATACGCAACGGGGCAATAAACGTTGAATTTGAACAGAAAAAGTTTGAGTATTGGATGCCCGATTACATGGAGCGTACCAGCGAGATGAACAAAGGCATGAAGGTACGTGTGAGTTTTGACCCTCGCAACCCCGGTGAGGTTCACCTTTTCAAATATGACCCTGAAGCAAAGAACGATACATCGAAAGACATTTATATCACTACTGTAGGGCGTTTGAAACGTGCACAGAGAGCTATTGCCGAGCAGACCGATGATGATAAAGAACTTATAGGCAAAATGCACGGCAAACGACAAAAAATAGTACGTGCCAACCGCCGCAAATTCCTTGAATTTATTGCCGCCGGTTTCGACATTGATATTAGCTCTATGGAGCCTGATATGATGGAAAAGACTGTTAAAGGGTTGATTAAACAACGCGGCGACAAGCATATAAAACCGTTTGTAGAAAGGTTTAAACAAGGTTTAAGCACCCCCGAGGCTATTGAATTTGACAATTACTATACCCAATACCTACTGCAAGGACGTGGCCATTTAACCCCTGTAATTTCAATAAACGAAATAGAAAAGGAAAATGCCAGGAGAGCCCGCGCACGGGAAAGATTTAAAGACAAAACAGCATAAAAATAGCCCTTCCCTATTGTTTACGATACAGCCGGGAAGGGCATAAATAACCGGGCAGCCACAGAGGGCAGCCCCAACAATAAATAAACAATTATATGGAAAAATTACAACTTAGCAACCCTTTGGACACAAAAAGCAAAGAGCTTATTGTACAAACGGCCATTGAATTCTTCGAATCGAAGCCCGACGGCTTTAGTGTTACTGGTTTCCTCGACTCGGTGGAGTACAATAACAAAACCACTTGGCATTACATGAAGAACCGTAAGTGGGACGAAGTAAAAAGCACCCGTGAAGGCAAAGAGATCTTCTCGTCGATTAAAGATCGTGTGTTTTTAAAACTTGCTGCTGCAATTGGAATGGAAACCACCAGTAGCTGGAGGCATTTCAACACAGACAACTTCATGTTTGTGTGCAATAAGCTTGATGCCATGCGTGCCAATAAGCTCCCCGGCTGCATTGATGGCGACACTGGTGCAGGCAAAAGTTATTCAATAGACCGTTATCGGAAGGAATACCCAGGAAACACTTATGTGGTGACCTGCGACGGCGATATGAGTGTGAAAGATTTTGTGGTTTCGGTGGCCGAGGCCGTTGGTTGCGAAACCGAAGGTACCAAGATCGACATCCGTAAGAGGATTACAAAAACCCTGATTAGAAAAGACTCTCCACTTTTGGTTATTGATGAAGCCGAAAACCTGAAGGTTGGCGCATACGATGGGATCAAAGCTATGATGGATGCCCTTAAGGGAATTTGCGGTATTGTGTTGGTAGGTGCTAACGACTACGAAGAGAAGCTGAAGAAACTGGCTGAACGGAAAAAGAACAGTTTTCCACAGATTTACTCGAGGCTTAAACAGGGTCACTTTGAACGCTTAATGCCCTTCGACGACGATGATGTTACGATAATATGCCAACAAATGGGCATTTCAAACCCTGAAGTTGTGTCTTATTTGGCTGCCATTTGCGACAACATGCGCGAACTGGAGGGCTGCGTTTCTGACTTGATCGACGAGAGCCTTAGAACTGGCAGGCCGATTGATTTTGATATGTGCAAAGTACTGTTTTAAACACTGGTTAAACCCACATCTTATGACATCGCACATAACACAACAGAATGATACAATAGCAGATTTGAAGGAAAGGGTTTGCTTGAGCTTACGCATCAACGGCGATACTTACGATGAACTTTTTCACGAAAGCGGATGCCGTTTTCTTGAATTGAGGTACACGCCCAGTTATGCCAGGGCATTAAGGGCGCACCATTTGTTTTGGAAATGGTGGAAGGCTGAGTATATGTTGGTAGACAAGCAGTATTTACGCGAAACAAAGCACAAAATTTCAAATTGCACCCAAAGGTTTTACTTGGATTTACATGTAAACATGTGCTACCTACCAGGTAAAATAATCACATCGAAAATTATGAACCAAAAAGCAATTAAGTAATGGCATACAATACAACAAACGTAGAGATTGGGTACAGGGAAGATGCCCTTAAAAACCTTAGAAAAATTAAGGCAACACGTGCAGGAAAGAAGTATAAAATGGTGCGTATAAATGCTAAAACATGGAAGGAGGTAGAAGTATGATGGAAGTTACAAGGGTGTTTTTCACAATAGAAGAAAAAGCACAATGGCTCACTGATAATGGTTACAAAGTACTCAGAAAAGACTATCAGGAATGGGTGAGCGTACCCCACAACCGCTCAGAAATGGTAATAGTAAACACCCTTGCCGTAGAATTTGAAGGGAAAGCCTATAAGGTTGAAGATGTTTTCCTTCGCTTTTTTGAGCAGCACTACAAAAAAGTTTTTACCCCGGTGAATATTGAAACACAACGAAAAATTGAAAGAATAATTAAAGTCATTAAAAATGGAAAATAAAATTGAGTTGACCGCGCTGACTGCTGAGCAAAAGGCGCAATTGTTTTCAGAAATGAAAGCAGAAGAACAAAAGAAAGAGCAAGCTAAAGTAGAAGAACGCAAAACACTTAAGAAGCTCAGTAGTGAAACGGTTGATAGCCTGTTCGACGGCATTAAATGCGTAAGCGAACAAATGAGTGAAGCCAAAACCATTGTATTCGACAGCTTTGCCCACCTCATTGAATTGAAGTGTGAACTGTACAATGTGAAGGATGACCAGCAGAGCCATACTTTCAGCAACGAGGAAGGCACACGCAGGATCACACTTGGGTGGAGGGCATTGGATCGCTACGACGAAACCTCTGAAATAGGTATTTCGAAGGTTCGCGAATACATTGACAGCTTGGCTATCGACGAAAAGACAGCCGAATTAGTGAAAGGACTCAACAGCCTTTTGCGCCGCGATGCAAAGAATAACCTTAAAAGCAACCGGGTGCTTGAGCTTCAGAAGTGGGCAAGCGAGAGCGATTCTGATCTATTAAAGGAGGGGGTAAAAATCATTGTTGACAGCTACAAGCCACAAAGGAGCAGTTACTTTATAGAAGCCGAAGAGTTTGAATCTGAATCTCAAAAGTGGGTTAGCATCCCGCTCTCTATTTCAGCCGTTGATTTTGTAACCAATACTACAAAGTAATATGAAACTAAAGAAATTTAACAGGAGTACATCGGGGCATCGGATAGACGGTTTGCCAATGATTTCTTTTGAAAAAAAGGGCATTATTAGGCTCAATAAGTTCGCTACAGATGCTCTTTTGATAAAAGTTAACGACCGTATAAACATCCTTCAGGACGAAGATAACCCACGCGATTGGTACATAGAGAAAACAACCGAAGAGGAAGGTTTGGTAATGCGAAAACACAATACCGGTTCGGTGTGCTGTAATTCAATATCAATTGTGAGCGCATTCAGAAAGTCACACGGTTTTACAGGAACAATAAGTTTGAGGATAGCTACACAAATGGCATTTGATGACAGTGGCATGCATGCCATTCTTGTGAGTTCGGCAAAATAATAACACCCAGCCCCATGCGGCTGGGTACGGGGCGGCAGGTGCTTTAGAAAGGTTCGATTCCTTTCCGCTCCACAGATTTTTAACCAATAAAGAATGAATTATATGGAAGTATTAACATTTAAGACGGCTTTACAAAACTTAAAAAACAGGGGTATTTATGATGAAGATGGCATTGCAATTGATGAGTGCGCTGAGTTTACCTACCTCACAGAAACATTAGAGGAAATGGAGCAAGAAAACTCCATATTAATTGCTGTTCCGAGCACACAACAAGACATTGTTCTTGTTTTCCAAGAGCTGCAACACGCCCAGGAGAAACACCCCAATTGGCCAAACAGCGGTTTTGAGGCGTTGGCCATTGTTACCGAAGAAGTGGGCGAACTTGCCAAGGCAATACTACAGTTTAAGCACGAAGGGGGCGATCCCGAGCGGATAAGGCAAGAAGCCATACAAGTGGCCGCTATGGGCATGCGGTATGTGCTGAACCTTCCCGAAATTACCAAACCCAACAAATAGGTGATGGACAGGCTTGATTTAATACTGCTTTTCCCGTATTTGTTCCTTGCATATGAAACATGGAGAAGCAACAGGATGCAAAGAAATATGAACAAATTCATTGAAATTTTAATAAAAATAATTGAAAAAGATGGATGTGACGAGTCAACTAAAAGTAATTAATGCCGGGTTTACCATCATTCGCTGCGATGACCAGCCAAAGCCCCGCATTAAAGTAAAAGGCGAAGGTGGCCACGAGTGGCGCACCCTTGAAAACTTCGATACAAAAGCTTCGAGAGACCGGAGGTTTAACGAACTACTGAATGAACCCACTTTTATAATGGATTAGTATGGACTTTGAAGAGTATAACAAGAAAGCGTTCCTCTTGCCAGATGGGGTGCATTCGATGGCGGCATACCATGCAAAACTGTATTCCGATGGATCGTACCAGTTCCGCATCCACGATTGTTACACCGGCATTTGTTTGCGTGGCAAGCTGGAGACAGAACAGGACTTTGACGATGCTTTCACTAAGCTTAAAAATCTGGCAGAAGCCGTGGTTGCTTTTGCTTTCTATGTTGAAAAAATGAAAAGAAAAAACTTCAAAAACCATGAGCAAGCCGAAGCAATACACAATTAACGAACTGAAAGGCATGAAAGCCAATGAATTGATTTTAATATTGAAAGGGTATGGTATTGATGGCTCTTCATTTGGAAAAATTACTCTTTTATCTTCAATTATTAACGAGCAAAACAAACAAAAATGACAGAACGACAAATTCAATTTTCCGCCTCAATTTCGAATTGTTTGGCACAATTGTTTGATGATGAGTCACATTTCGCAATTAATATAGATGTAGCAGATGAAGAACAGGTGAAAGATTTTATTTGGGCTTTATCTACAACAGTACCATGCAATATGTGGAGCAAAATTTCAGGGAATAAAATAAATTTTTTGGAATTCAATCATATCGCAAACATGCTGTGCTTCGAGAACATGACAATGAAAAACGAAGAGTAACCCTGAATGGTCAATCCACCCCGGTTCGAGGCCGGGGCAGGGACAAAAAGGCCTCCCCAACCCCTCCCAAGGAGGGGCTTAGTGTGGAGCAAAATTGAAAGTTATGACAGAACAAGAAGTGGCAAAGAAAATGGTAAAACAACTTACAAAAATGGGTTATAAACCCGATGAAATGATTAGGGTTTTACGGACTGCAAAGGAAATGTTTAACAATATGAACAAAAAGAACCCACCCCTAACCCCTCCAAGGAGGGGCTTTGGGATGGAGCAAAATTGAAAGTATGGTGTTAGTAGTAAAAATAATAATTGGAGTAGCGATGATTTGCTATCTGTTCTTCTGGGAAATTTTTGATAGAAAGCACAATAAAAATAAATAGGTATGGCAATAATAATTATTGAAAATGTTAGCGACATAATTCACGAAAATGCTGCGATGGTTGAATACCAGCTTTTACAGGCCGATATGTTTTCGAAGGCTATGGAGTTACCAAAAAAGTTTGTGGAGGAACAATTGTCATGAAAGAGAACGCAGGTTATTTAGTGGAGACCAAGGATGGCAAACAAGGTAGAACCTACCACGCCAAAGGGCTTGTTAACGGTAAGGTTCCAGTGTATTTGCTTGAAGGCGACACAAAAATTAGAATTAAGTTTTCTGATTGTGCCATACTGTGCGACCCTAAAAGCTTAACGATTCAAGGGTATTTAGACTAACGTTTAAACCAAGTTTAAACAACAATTATTTACAAATAAATATAACCAAAATGATTATTGCAGTAGATTTTGATGGGACAATAGTTGAACACCAATTTCCCGAGATCGGGCAGCCGATAGACAACGCCTTTGAAGCCCTGCTGGCTTTTAAAGACGAAGGGCACAAACTGATATTGTGGACATGCCGGAACGATGAAGACCCGGCTAATAAAGGCCGCAAAGTACTTACCGAAGCCGTTGCATTTTGCCGCGCGTGCGGACTTGAATTCGACGCTGTAAATGCCAATGTGCCGGGACTGGGTTTTAACCCTGCGCCCAAGGTATATGCCGATATGTATATCGACGACCGCTCGCAGCTCCCATTTTGGGAAATGTTCAGCGATGGCGTTGGTATTTGTAGCCTACCTTATTTTACCGATCATGGCGAATAAGAAACAAAAACGCAAGTATTACCTAACGTTTAAAGCCAAACAGCAGGGCTTTGAGTTTAGGAAAGATGGCAAAAGCAGGGCTTTGTACTTGCATGTGCGCCCCGATGCCACCGAGCCATTTAAAGAGAATCGTTATGTGGGCTTACTAATGACTGAATGTGGTGTTGCTTTTGAACTTGAAAACTCATTGATGGTATGAGCAGCCCTGATATGATTAAAAAGCTAATGACCGTGTGCGGTAAGCATGGCATTGACGAAGAAACCCGGCACTGCATGATTTTGGATTGGACAAACGGGCGCACCGAAAGCAGCCGGTTGATGCAGAACCAGGAAATTGACGACCTTGTGTGGAAACTAAATAACGATGCCGGTTTTAGGGCAAAAGAGCAAACCAGCGACCACCAGCGGGGCGACAAGCAACGCAAATATCTAATGAGCCTTTGTTACCAATTGGGTTGGACTAAGTTTAGTGAACGTGCGCAGCGCGATGTGGCCGATGTTGCCCGGCTCAACAACTGGTGCCAAAAGTATGGATACCTGCACAAGCCTCTAAATGGGTATAAGTATACCGAATTAACAAAGCTGGTAACGCAGTTTGAAGAGATGGTGGAAAAACATTTAGCTAAGGTTTAAGGAGTTCTTTAATTCGCGCCCTTATTTTTTCCTGACGTTGTTTATCGCTATGCATCATCTCGAATAAAAGGGCGTTTATTTCGTCATCCTTCTTTTTACGGTCGGCCTGACGAAAAGTATTAAGTAAAAAAATTGTAATACAATCGTACACTATGGAAAGCAATAACACAGAAAAAACCCCGCACATTGCCACCACGAACCACTTGCTTAATGAGAAGGCAATAAACACAGCCACGCCCGAAAGCAAGATAAAGCTGTATTTGAAAATTTTAGAAATCACATCCATTGTTACACTTGTTTTTGGGTTGATTTGGTTTTCATTAGCCCTGTTTTTCTTCTTAAGGGCTTTGAAAATCTCGGCAATGGCAAAGCCTATAACAGACGAAACCATTGACGAAATGATTGTGTTAGGAATATTATTCATGGTCATTTCGGTATTTTGTTTGCTTTTTGAAAAAGCACAACGGTTTAACATGGTACAAATTAAGCAAAAATTGCACAATTAAAACTTTTTTATATATTTGCCCCTGACTTGTAATTTCAACACCTCAGGGGCAAATACCTGAGACACTTTTTTAGTAAAAATAACGGCATTGTCGTATATGGTGGTTAGCTTCGAAAGAACTAACTGATTCTTCGCCCCGCGATGGAATTGCAAGTCACACCTAAGTACGGCAATGCTCTTTTTTTAACATTTTAATGACTTGTAAAATGGAAAAAAATTCAAACAAGGCTTTGAGCCTAACAGTAACCGAGGGTTTGACGGTTGCGGTTTTACCAAATTCAGACCACGAATTTTTAATGACCACAAAAGAAGTGGCCAGCGGCTATGGTACTACAAAGTACGCCATTCAACAAGCTTTTCACAGAAATAGTTCAGAGCTCATTGAAGGTAAACATTATGCAACCGCGTTGACAATTTGTCAACACGATCCGAAAATCCCTCATAATTCAATCCTTTGGACAAAACGCGGGGTTGTTCGCTTGGGTTTCTTTATCAAGAGCGAACGTGCCAAGCTTTTCAGGGATTGGGCAGAAGATTTGGTTATTAAATTGGCGGACCAGGTGCAGCAGGGAACGCTGTTTGACACCCCTGCCCGGCAACTGCCGGCCAAAAGGCACCACAACCGCCTTACGCCCGACCGTATGGTGAGCATTATGGCCGATGTGTGCCGTGTTGAAAACAGCGAACTTAGGCTTAGCTTGGTCGATAAACTTACGGGAGGGCAGGCGCAATGGTAACATTCGACAAAGTAAACCGTAAGTACACCATTGAGGTGAACGGCGATGTGAGCGACTACACCGCAACCATGCGCGATATTGTAACCGCCGTGCAGTTGGCCAGCAATGCGCCACAAGAGGTAAGGGAAGAATTCTATTTTTTGTTCGACCTACTGCTTAATATGCTGCCCGACGAGGGGCAAATATGCACCGTGCCAACATCGGCAAATTAAAATAAGGCCACGCTTATATTTATATAAGTACTAAGCCCCGAGGGAACAGTTTCCTGAGGGGCTTTTTTATTGCCTAATTTTTTGGGCTTTTATAGTATTGAACTGTTTTTTATGTTTGTAAGGTTCAACAACCACACCCAATGGAAGAAAAAAACCACCTACGTAAATACAAGGAAGTTCAACTGGTTGCACAAAGCCTACTTGATACCTACCGGACGGAAAAGGTTTTTGAATTTATTGCAGACAACTACTTTATGAGTGAAAGCATGTTTTGGAAGATTTTGGCAATGGACTTGAGCGGTGTGAAACTCGACACAGAACACACATCGCTGGCCTACCAGCACATTTTTAAAACGGCCAATACAAGGAAAAGGGTTTTACAATTGAGTTTGTTTTAAAGCCCCACCCCAGCCCTCCCCCAAGGGGAGGGAGTTACTGATCAAATAGCTTATCCATTTTTTTATTCAGGTACTTTTCAATCTCATCATCTAACATGGGGTGTTCTCCAATAAATTGTCTTTGGGGGATGTCGCTACCGGGGTGGTTTACCTTACGGCGGTAAACATCGCCTCCACCACTGCCGGGAAACTTTAAAGCACGGCCACGCTTGGCGCGTATTACATGCGCCTTGGTTTTTGCACCTTCGTTGTGCGCCTGGGCATCTACCCGGTCGCTGGTAAACTTTATCTGCTGGCCATTTACTTCGTGGTCGACCGATTTACGCAAGTCGCCTGTGAGCTGGAGTGTACTTCCTCCACCTTCATCTTCACGTTTGCTGGGTTTCCAAGGGTCGTTAAAAAAGGCTTGCCGCTCAAAGTTCTGGTCGAACTCATCAGCGGCAATATTGCCAATATCGCGGGGAATTCGTTGCAGTTGCCTTACGGCATCTTTATCGAACAGCTTGAGAAAATCTTTTAAAGGCTTCGCCATTGTTTTTTAATTTTAGACGCGAGACGCGATAAATCGCGTCTGTACAATAATTTGGAATTCATTAAATAATTTGTACATTTGCAATGTGGAAAGAATGAGGGAGGTAATGCCCCCGCTTTCTGCACCAAAGTAAGGGAGCTTAGGCTCCCTTAGCTATTTTATAAAAACAGGTTTCAATTCTCCATCTTTGTTCATATAGTAAACATTTGGCATTTCGTTTAACTTATTGTCCTTTTTGAAATGACCAATAGAACGACTTACGGCACTCTTTAACTCATCAATTTTACTGTTTTTATCCCAATAGAAAATTACACAATCAGCCTTTCTGCCATCTTTAATGTAGGTTCGTATCGTGTTTTCATTAGCATCGTTTATGTATTTTGTGTCCCATGTTTTGCCATCAAAATTCATGTCGGGTTTCTTTTGCTTGTTGCCGTTTTCTGGCAGGAATTCAACCTGCTTTCCATTTTTCTTTAGTAGTTTGCCAACTACCTTTTCAGCATCTCCCCCACCTTTTGTTTCGCTAAATTGGTGCTTAATATGGTAAACGTTGTACCCGCCTGTGTCTTCGTCGAAACCTTCCTTTGACCACTCCTTATTGTAGCCATTGTATTTTTTACGGCCTTCTTCAATGTGCTGCTGTTTATCCTTCAGTAACCCGTCGACCAGTTTACCCACCTTTTCCTTCAGCTGGTAGTATGGGTGAGCCGGTGGGAATACCACGGCCTGTTTGCCCGGGTTAAACTTGAACATTTCCTGCCCACGTGTGGCATCGTTGGCCAATATAGCGGCTTCTTTGCTGTTGCTTACCTCGTAGCGTTCCTTCAGTACACGGATGATCCGGCAACGGCAGCCCCAGTCGAGCGGCGTTACGTAATAGTTCCAGAACGGATCGTCCATTGGCAGCGTTATGCGGTTTAGCAGCTTGTGCGATTCCCTTACTTCAGAATCGCCGGCCGTACGGTACTGGAGGTTGTAGGCATCGGCATCTTTTTCCCACTTTTTCCAACTGGCGGCCATGCGCGAGGTGGACACCGCGTTTTTGTACTCTGCCTTCAGGTAGTTTTCATTGTAGCTTTTGTAGATGGACTGAACATCGGCCTTGAAATCGGCAAAAGGTTTCTTTTTGCCATTTTCATCGACCAGGAGCGCGGTTACCTCTTTAAGTTGACGGTAGGTTTTGCAGCCCGAGAACACCCAAATATCGTCGGTGAGTTTTTGTGTAAAGACCGGATCGGGCTGGTAGTTGATAGAACTGAACCCCTCGTGCATGGCTTTTTCAAACGACCGGGCGGTTTCTTCAAGTAGTGGCCGCCCGTCGGCCATCATTGCTTCATCGGTAATTTTGTTGCGCCGGTAAAGCTTTTTGATGGTGGTGTTGAAAGTCTTCGACTTAATGGGCGATGGATCGACAGGCTCACCAACCGGATCAGCAGCCAGCGTGAAGCCATGTGGGTAATATAAAGCCCATATATCTTCGTGCCCGGAGGGAGCCGTTAAGGTTTCACCGGGCTTTTTTTTTTGCTGGCGGGTGGTTCGACAGGCTCACCAGCCGGTGCAACATCGTCCAATTCTACCGAGTAGGTTTTCTCAAGGTATTCCTTTTTGAACTTATATCCGGAATACTGCATCAGTTTGCTGTCTATCTCAACGCGATCTTTTGGCGTGTATGCAATGGATGAATCTACACTAATGTAGTCGGTGTCGCCAATGGGGAAACCATGCACCCGAAGTGCGGGTGTAAGCACATCGGCCATCCATAAAAGAAGGTCATCGATGTCGGCTGTAATGATTTCTGTGAGGGTTTCCTTGTGGACTTCGGCACTGCCCGAAAATGCTTTTTCGTCGGTGGTACCTGTTTGACCAAGGATCAGTTTTGAAAGCTCCTGGTTAACGGCCTGAATTTTTTGGAAGAACACCTGAAAGGCATCTTTAGAGTTGTTCTCCTTAATTTCTACCTCGGTTCCCTGTGGGAAGATGGCATAGGCAGCTGTCCCCATCTCTTCGAGCCAACCTTGTATTTCCTCTTGCACCTTTTTGCTTTGGCTTACCGTTTTTGCTATTCGAATGGGGATACCGAATATCTGTTCAAACTCGTCCCAGTTTGCCCAAGAGTGGCGTTTGATGATGGTGAGCGGTGCGGCTTTTTCGAGCAAGCCAATGGCATCGCTGCCCAACTGCGCATAAAGCAGCCATTCGGGGAACTGGGTATAATCGATCCCCTTTTCGTCGCCCTGTTCCTTCAGCAGTAAATTCTTCTCCGGGATAACGTGCTGGCGCGGCAGTTTCTCCACTTTTCCAACTTGGCCACTACCAGCTTCGGCAATGTGTATAAGGGTGTAACCATAGAAGCGGCTCTCGAGGGCAAACTGCACCACTTCTTTGAACCATCGTTTCTTCAGCAGCTTCGATTTTTCGTGATCGGCTTCATCTTTTGTGTTACGGATCACAAAGTTTTTGTTCTTCACCGGAAGAATGCGGTTGTTTTCGATAATGGCCGTTAGGTGGGCATCCTGCATTATATCCAAGTAAATGTTTTGGAGCTGGAATGTTTTGGGCATGGTGGGGTTATGCCTGACCGTTCGGGCGGTTAGCAGCTCGTCCATTTCGCGGCGTGCCATTGTGCGCTGCGTTTTAATAATGTCGATCACTATTTTCTCGGCCTGGCTCTTTGGGAGCGTGGTTTGTTTTGGGGCGGCCAAACGGTAGATGTTTGCGCCAAGTGTTGCTATGTTTTGTCTGATTGATGCCATAGTGTATTATATCTATGGGCGACCACAAGGGATCGCCCTTACTAATTATCGGTTTTGTACTTTTTTTTGCCTCCAAGGAACATGAATAATTCTTCTTCTCCGGCTTCATCGGTGTGGGTGGGCAGTGTTGTTGGTATTGTGCCGTTCCCGGCATCGAGAAGCCATTTGATTGCCTCAGCATAGTTATTGTCAACTGTCGCATTCATATCGATAGCACTTGTTTCGTACATCATGTATTTCACGATCGATTTAATGTGGCGTAAAAGCAACTTATTGCGATTGTTGCCGATTGTTTCAAAAGCCTTGTCACAATCGTACAGAACGTGCAGATAATTGTGCGCAATATCCATCGCATCGATAATGTAGTTTTGAACCTGATCGTCGGTTCCAAGTTTGCTTTTCAAACTTGCTGTTGTATTGATTTCGTCAACTGTTAAAAACATGCCTGTGTGCGTTAAAATCGTTTATAATGTCCGTTTGTACCAATGTTGGCTGTACTCTTCAAAAAATGCCTGTTTAAACAGGTTTAAACACGGTGGTTTCAGTATCCCTTCACCTTCCGTTTCCCAATTATTGGGGCGCAGGTCTCGACCCCCCACATATAGTTGGTTTGTATCATCGCAACTGCTCGCTCGAGCGTGTCGGGAAAATCGTCGTGCGCCCGTGTGCCTTTTTGGAAAGAAAGCAACTGGTTGCGTGCCGTAGCCCAATCGGGGTTTTCTTTCAAGTCTTCGTTGATCAGCAGTGTTCCGTTCATCAGTACATTTACCAATGTGGCTTCAATGCGCAGGTGTTTATCTGCGTGCTGTGTCTGGTCGGGAAGCGGAATTTCGTACATGCTTTTTGCTGCTGCAGTAGCTTGCCATACCGGGCGGAAAACTTCTTCCTGGGCAGCGGTGGCATCGTAGTACTCAATGGAACCTATACCAATGTTGTTGCGTTCACGTTTTCGGTCATAGTGCCAGTTTGTTGCAGCTGTAACCCCGCATTGGCGACAAAACACATCTATGAGGTAGAGTTTTCCTTTCCATGCCCCAATGAGCGCGTAGGCTTTATAGTCGCCGTCGGTTTTGTAGCTCAAATCCCAGTGGCCAAGGATCAATTCCATTTCATGCAGTGGCGGTAGCTTTACATAGCGAAGCCATTTTTCTTTGATAATGCGCCCTTCCTCTATGGGGTTGTTCATGTATTCGCGTTCCCATGTGTAATAATCGTTTTTGGCCTTCAGAATGGCCACATCTTTGGGTGTGAACCTTTCCCATGTGGGTTTTCCTTTGGCATCGACAATATTGATCTTATGGTCGCGGGTGTAAGGCGATTTGCCTATTTTATTGAGCAGATAGGCAATGAGGCCGTTATTTGTGATCATGTTGTTGGCAATAACCAAACGTTGTATATCCTTGCTGAACGCAGCCCCAAGATCGCCCAGTACCTTATCGCCCCTTTCGCGTACAAGTTCTTCGTTAAGTGCTTTTTTGCGGTCTTCCACATCGTCGACCACGGCATAGTATAGGCGGTTGGCATATTTTCGAAGCCCCCTGAACGGCTGGTCGATACCCATTCCCATAAAGTAAGCCCCATCGGTTGTTTCAAACATGCCGTCAGCCCAATCGCCATAGCTCATTTGTGTCCCAAAATCGTCGATGATACGGGCATTGTTGGCAAATTGTACCTGAAGGTCGGCCAATAGCAGTTTTCCCCTCAGTTCGTTTGCACCAACTACAGCTGTAAATTTGTTTTGCCCGTTTTGTTTTAGGTGGAATGGGTGGCCAAGGTTTGAGTGTATGGATTTTGCCCCACCACGGAAAGCGCGGCGGAACTGGGTTAAAACAGGATTATCGTAAAGTTCGGTCAACCATTCGGTATGGAAGGGCGCACAACGCGAGTCGGCCATTGGAATGGGTGTTCCCAAGCCAAAGTAATAGTCAAAGAAATCGGCATAGTTATCAGGGATCAGAAGCCGTTTGATACGTTCCTCTTTTTCGTGGGCATTCTCTTTCTGAAGGCTGTCGAGAGTACAGCGGGCTATAAACCGGCTTTGCTCTTTAAACTTTTCTCGTGCGTCTTTTAGTTCGCGCTTATTCATCGTCGAGCACCTCCTTGTACATTTTACTGGTTACCTGCTCGAGCTTAGCCCTAACTCGCTTGGCAAACGAAAGTAAGTCGTCTCTTTGCTTGTCTGTTTTGGCATTTTGCACATCGAGCAGCAGTTCGGTGGTGAACATTTCAAAAATCTCGAACATGTACGACAAGGTTTTGCGCTTATCGGAGAACCGTTCGAAAGCAGCTGCGTACTTGCTGGCCATGTCGGGGGTAATGGCGGGTTTTTTGCCGTTCTTCAGGTCGTCCCAGCTGTCGATGATAGATTTACGAATTTCGCCCATAGTGAGCTGATTCACTTTACGGCGGTTCTCCCAGTCGCCCTCTTTCTTCCAACGGTAAACGGTATTGATGTTCACCTCGAGCGTTTCAGAGATAATTTGCTCTGAAATACCGGCGGCGTACATATCGAAACCCTGCCTCTTTTTATCGTCCCTTTCGGTGTTACTCATTCGAGCCATGCGCGTATCTTTTCAGCAAACTTACCGGCTGTAGAATGAAAAACCATACTACTAAAATACACATTGATATATACAAATCAACCCATGCAACTATTACTATAACTGTGGTTTAGCTTGTTTTGAGGCTTGTTTTTTTGATGTCATATTTGTGACTCAAATGTAAAATCGAGACGAGTAAGATGGCTTCAGAAATTTCATACGTCATGAGTGACGAAAGTATAAACCGGTACGGCTTTAGGGTACTCACGACTGGCATTGACTTAACAGCGTTTGCTAAAAATCCGGTTGCCTTAGCCATTCACGATGGAAAAGCTCTGCCGGTTGGCCTTTGGAAAGATGTACAGAAGAACGATAGAGGCCAATTAGTTGGAACGCTTTCGTACGATGAAGATGATGAGCTTGCAATGACCATGTACAAAAAAGCAAAAAAGGGTATGATGAATGCTGTTTCTATTGGCTTTAATGCAATGGAACTTTCTGATGATCCTCAATATTTGCTTCAAGGGCAGAAATACCCAACGGTTACAAAAAGTGACCTTATGGAATGTTCGCCCGTACCACTACCGGCCAATCGCAATGCGGTTAAGCTTTTTGGCTTAAATGGTGCCGAATTAAAGCTCGGTTTCGATGTAAAAGAGGTGAATTTACCACCAGTACAAACACAAAATCTTGATATGGATGTAGTAAAACTAAATGCATTGATTCCGGGGCTGACTCTCGCCGCCGGATCGAATGAGGAAGTTGCAGCTGCTGCCGTCAATGGATTACTTAGCGCGAAGGATAATGAGATCAAGAAGCTTAAAGGCGATGCTGCCAAAGCTTGCGTTGGTGCTCATATTAAGCGCGGAGTTATTCTGACAGCCCAGGAAGCCTTTTGGCTTAGGGCTTACGAAAACGATCCAGAAGGCACAGCAAAGCAGCTTGAGGGTATGACCGTGAAGCCAGACTTTGGCAAATTCCCAAACCAAACGCAGAAAGGCGAAGGCAAGGATAAGCTTGCTGCCGGGCGTGAGGATTGGACGTTCCTTGATTGGTACAAAAAAGACCAGAAAGGATTGCAGTTGATGCAGAAAAATGAACCTGAAGCCTATAAAGCACTACATGCCTCGCATGTTGAAAGTTTGAAAGCTGAAGGCAGTTACAACCTTGAAGGGGAGGACGAATAATGGGAGTAAGCAAAGAAATTTGGTTGCCGATTTTAAAAGGTGACTACGATCAGGCCAATACCTGGCTTGACAAAGCCCAAAGCTGGGATGCGTTTATTGAAAATGATGTGTTGCATACTGCCGAAGATGGCGGTAGCGAGTTGGAGACCTACAAAAACAAAACCGACGATGTTGACTCGATAGAACCAACGGAAACCCCCAACTCAATATCGCTCGACTATTACGACACTCAAAACTACAAGATTCGTCACGGTAAGCTTGAAACCTTGCCGTACGACAAAATCAAGTACTATACCGATAAAGGTGCTAAATCGTTGCGAAAGAAAGAAGCCATTGATGCTGCTTATGCCTTCGCACCACTGGAAGAAGGCGATAAGATTTTTATTCTTCCAACAACCGGTGTTGCCAAAAGCGACAGTTTTAAAAGGATGTCGATCCCACTGTTGCTTGATGCTGCCCGCATTGCCGATAACCAGAAGTGGCCTGAAGGCAACCGTCATGTTGTTTTAACCAGCGATATGTGGTGGGATTTGGCCGAAGATGATACCATTAAAAAGCAGATAGAGTTGAAGGCTGCCATCGGGAAAGTTGATGTGACCAGCATTGACGCTTATGGATGGACTATCCACAAGCATGCACATGGGGTGAACTTCAACCTGAATGCCATGAAGAAGGCTGCTTTGGGTTCGGCAACATCAATTGCAACCGGTATTGTTCCTGCTGCATTCATTTTTTGCACAGAAGAAACCTTCAGGGCTTCGGGTACTTTCAACATGATTGAGTTGCCGTTCAAGCAAAACACCAAAGGGCGCGCTACCGAGTTTGGTTTCCAACACCGGTTTACTGCAGGTAAGATCAGGGCTAATTACAAGTACTGCGGAATGATTTATTACGCACCTGGTGAACCGGCCTAATGACTGTGAAGCGGACGCTATACAATGAAATTTCGGCTAAACTGGCCGAAGGAATGCCCAACCTTGAGTGGATTGGACTGAACAAAGGCCAGTTTGCCCGACTTCGTGAAAGTTACCCAATACCCCGCCCGTGCGCGCTGATTTCGATAACCAGGATAAAATGGGAAGACGATGCCAAGCGGGTGCAGAAGGGGTTGGCAACCATCACGGTTTCATTGTTTGTGGATGCGATAAACGATACTTACGAAGGTGCTTCGGATGTTGATAATGCCCTTGACCTGCTGGATTATTCAGACGATGTTTACGCCTCTTTAGGCGGATTTAAGGGCGATTTTTTTGAATCGCTGAAAAGAACAGGTGACAACGAAGGCCAGCACACCGGCGAAATCAGCACCTGGAGCACTGTTTTTGAAACGACTGTTTACGACAATACCAAGGCGGCCAAATACACAAAGGTTAAGGCCACCCCAAGTATATCGGTAGAAATTGAAAACCCCGAAGCCCATTGAATGGGGTGTTTTGGGCAGTAAATAATTAGAACATAAAATTATGGCTAAAGACATTCAGAAATATTTTAATGCTCATCCGGGAGTAGACAAGTTTTACTTCACCAGTGATGGGATGGCCTTTTTCAAAAGGGAGGATGCTACAGCACATGCCCGCACCCTGCCCGACAAAAAGGTGGAAGAAAAAAACCGCGTAGCCGCCCCGGTGGCTGGTTTAGGCGATGCCTCGACCGGATCAGGGAAAAAAGGCGGCAAAAAAGTGACTCCCGCAACAAATGGGGACGACCAGGGGAAAACTGATGCCCCGGAAGAAGGTGGGGACGATCAGGAAAATAACTGAGCAAAACGTGTACTATGAATCTCACCGAGAACTTTACTATTGAAGAGCTGACTAAAACCAGTACTGGTTTGCCCAATGAGCCCACGGCCATTGAAATTCAAAACCTACAGGCATTGGCTTTTAATGTTCTTCAGCCTTTGCGCGACAGGTTCGGAAGGCCGATAAAGATTACATCGGGTTACAGGTCGCAAACGGTTAACCATGCCGTTGGTGGATCGCCTATAAGTCAGCATAAGGTTGGACAGGCAGCCGATTTGGTTTGTGATGACAATGCAATGTTGTTCAACATTATCAAAACGCAATTGCCGTTTGATCAACTTATTTGGGAGTCAGGTGATGATTTTCAACCCGCTTGGGTTCATGTAAGCTTTAACCCTGTGTTCAACAGGGGTGAGGTTTTAAAAATGCGGAACGGACATTATTTCATTATGTAGTTATGGGTTACGGGATTTGGATGGCTGTTTCAGCCTTGATAGGAGCTTTTTCGGGCGTATTTGGTTCAATATTGTTTTTCAAGCCAAAGAAAAAACAAGCGTTTGCCGAGGCAAACAATGTTGAAGCTATGGCAGAAAGCCAAGAGATCAAGAATGTAAAAGAGGCAATCCTTGTGTACAAGGAAATGGCAATGGACTTGAAAAAAGAGCTTGAAGAACAGCGCACCAAATCGGATGCAATGGCTTTTCAGATCGAAGGCTTACGGAAAGAGATTGCCAGCTTATCGAGAACCAACAACCGCATTGTGAACACCAACAACCGCATTATTTCGCTTCTTGACAACCTTAACCATGAAAACATGGAAGAGATGGTTGAGAAGATTAAAGAAAAAATTAAAAACGATTCATTATGAAAAAATTAGTAACATTTCTTTTTCTGATTTTGATAGGTTTGGTGGGGCTGAGTGCCAACCGAACCTACACACTGGAGAAAACGATTGATGCAAGCGCATCGTACTTCCAGTTTCCAACTACGGCGTTTGCAGCCGATACTATTGGGTATGGCGACACTGTGACCTTCGACCTTCGGGTTGATATCAATAAACATACTACCGTACAAGCACCTATGCTGTACGCACTGTTTGGCGAAACCGCAAGCGATGATTCTGTTAAAGTAACATCGGCCATCTATTATTCGCAAGCTTATGCAATGGTTTACGAAACGAATGCGCAGGAAGCAAATTACTACAAAACAGCGAAAACAACCACTACGGCCATTGACTTTAATGCCGCAGGTTATTCCGCTTATGTAGTTGCCGATTCTATTGAAAGCTCTGGGTTGGTTTACCCTACTGTGGTGGCTACCCGATCGGTTTTTTACAAAGTTGTGGTCATCCCCCTTAAGTCGGGGGCGGCCTTTTTGGTTAAAGATTTCAGGTTTAAATTCTTCTTAAACTAACCGTATGAAAAAGTTATTTGCAAAAATCAAAGCACTTGCCAACAAGGTATGGCAAGCCGTTGAAAAGGCGTGGGCTAAACTTCCGGACGCAAGTAAAGAATACGTTACCATAGCCGTTAAGGTGACCCAGGCCGTAAAAGAAGTTATCCAGGAAGGAACCTTCACCGGAAGTATCATTGATGCAATTGTAGCGAAAATACCCGGAAAGATTGATGATTTGATGCTTGCCAAGGCGCGCGAGTTTATTCCGGTGCTGTTGGTGAAGCTATCGTTATCTCAATCGATATTGGAAATTGAGGATGACCAGGAGCGGTTGGTTGCTGTGGTCGAACGTGTGAAGCTGTTTGACGATGATCAGCGGGAAGCCTTTTGGGACTCGTTTGCCAAAAAGGTTCTTCAGTATGCGAGTGATGGCGAATTGAGCTGGAGCGATTGTAACGCCATAATCAAATGGTACTTTGACAATAAAGAAAATAAGTAATGGCCCTTTCGAAAGTAATTATAAACATTGCCAATGGCGCGCTGGGTGGAGTTTCGGGACTTAACGATGGCATTGCCGGGTTAATCGTTTCGGGAGCAGTTGCTCCAAATGTGGGCTGGCCGCTTGGTACTGCCAAGGCATTCTACTCAATTGAAGATGTAAAGGATGCCGGGCTTAATGCAGCTTACGATACTACCAACAGCACACATGCTTACAGGCAGGTAGCCGAATTCTATTCGGTGGCTGGCGACGGAGCAAAGTTGTGGATCATGGTTGTTGCGCCAACCGAAAGCATGGAGGATATTGCCGATGGCACAAGCGACAACGCTTATGCCAAAAAGCTGTTGAAAGATGCCGGTGGAGAGATCAGGCTATTGGGGATCACCCGTAAACCGGGAGTGGCATACGTGCCAACATTCCTAAAAGGCATCGACGATGATGTAATAGGTGCATTGGCCAAAGCTCAACTACTGGCTGAAGAACAGGCTGCCAAGATGGCTCCTGTTGTGATACTGGTTGAAGGACGGGCATACCAGAGCGACTCCGCCGGTTTAGAAGACCTGAAGGGATTGGGCTATAACCGTGTTGGTGCTGTAATTGTGTCGAGCGAAGCGGCTGTAGTGGCTGGCACGCACGATAAGAGTGCAGCCGTTGGGCTTTTGCTTGGTACGCTGGCCGGACTGCCCGTTATGCGAAAAGCTGGCCGGGTTAAAAACGGAGCAACCCCTGTGGTTACGGCTTATTTTAGCGACGGAAGCCAGTTCGATAACGATGTAGCCAATTCGATCGATGACAAAGGTTGGATCACGTTTGCCCAGTACCCACGCCGATCGGGCTACTACTGGGGCAACGACAACCTTGCCACTGATGCCGATGATGACTACAACAGCATCGTTAACCGCCGTGTGATCGACAAAGCCATGCTTGTGTCCTACGATACCTTTGTTGGCGAATTGAATGACGAGGTTGAAGTTGACGAGGAAGGTAAACTGGCCCCTGGTATTGTGATGTACCACGAAGGTAAAATCAGCAATGCGCTTGACTTGCAGATGTATTCTACTGCTGTTGGCAAAAAGGAGATTTCGGGTAAAACCGTTTTCATCGATCCAGCGCAGAATATTCTTTCTTCAGGTATTGAGTATGTGGTTATCAAACTGACCCCAATGGGGTACAATAAGGAAATAGCCATTACGCTTGGTTTTCAAAACCCGGCACTGGCCCAATAATTAACCCGTAAAATGTATAGACGATGAGTGCTACAATTAATACCGATGAATTTGAATGGGCCGATGTGCATGTAACCATCGAAGGTGAAGACATCGAAGGCTTATTGGGTGCTGAATATTCGGGCAAGCAAGACAAGGAGTTGAGCTATGGAAGGGGCAACGAACCCCGGAGCATCCAAAAGGGCAATAAGAGTTATGAGGGTAAGCTGAAGCTTACTCAAAGCTCTGCCAAAAAGATGCTTGAGCTTACCGGCAAGAAGAACATGATGGAAATTGGTTATACCGACATCAATGTTAGTTATGTGCGCGAAGAGGGCGGGATGATGGAAAAAGATGTTCTAAAAAACGCCCAATTCACCGAACACCCGAAAGGGATTAACCAGGGCGATAAAAAAATGGAGATTGAAATTCCATTCATCTTCCTAAAACTCGAATAAGTGTAAATTTTTCATAGTTCATTTTTGGTTAGGTTAGAAATGGCATCGGCCTTATAATTGGGGCCGATGCCTTAACCAAAACCAAAAAATTGAATTACTGAAAAAAAGAACAAATTGAATTTTTAAATCGAATCAAAAATGGCAAAGAAAGACAACATTACAATTCCAACCCAAGAACAAAAAGACCAGTGGAAAAAAGAGAACGGTCGTGTTTTTGTCCTTGAAGCTACCGCTGAAGGTAAAACCTATATGGCCTATATCCGAAGGCCAAAGCGCAACGAGTATTCTTATGCATTGGCCCGCATGCAAAAAGACCCGATGGAATACGTTGGCTCTATTATGCGCAACTGCTGGCTTGGTGGCGATGAAGAGATGAAAACCGAACCCGGACTTTTAGTTGGCATTATGCCACAACTTGATGAAGTGGTAGGAGCCGCTGAGGTTAGCGTAAAGGAGCTTTAGAAGCCGCAGAATCGTTTGTGAAAACCATAAACGATATTGACTTCGGCGACTATTTGATACAACGCTATTTGCCCGGTATCGATCCCGCTGCCTTGAGCGATGAGGAGTGGGCAATTAAAGTAAGAACAATACAACAACAACTAAAAAACGAGAACGGGTTTAAACATTGATTAAACCCGTTTTTTTAACAAATGGCCAAGGTTTACGAATACATATTAAACGCGGTTGACAAGGTTAGTCCAGTACTGAGCAAGATTGGCAAAGGGGCAGCAACGGCTTACATGGGCGTTGCCATGTTTTCGCAGTCGGCCATGGCCGTAAACCAAACAACTGAGCTTTTTGAGCGCAATGCGGCAGCAATTGAGCGCATGGCCGCTCCGGGGGTTGAGTTTGAATCGTCGATGGCCGACCTCTCTTCGATAACCGGGATAGCAGGGCAGGAGCTTAAAGACCTTGGCAAAATATCAAGGGAAGTAGGAAAAGAGAGCGGACTTGGAGCTTCAGGTGCTGTTGAAGCCTATAAGCTGCTGGCCTCTCAAATTGATGTCTCAAAAATAGGGATGGAAGGTTTGAACAACCTGCATTCCAAAACCATAACATTATCCCAAGCATCGGGGCTTTCGATACAAGGTTCAGCAGATGCAATGGCCGGGACAATTAACCAGTTTGGCCTTGCTGCCGGCGAGGCAAACCGGGTTATAAATGTGCTGGCTGCCGGGGCAAAATACGGGGCTGCCGAAATACCCGATCTGGCACAGTCGTTCAAGGTGGCCGGTGCATCGGCTGCCGCTGCCGGGCTAAGTGTTGAGAGCACGGCAGGCGCGCTCGAGGTTCTGTCGAAGATGAACATTAAAGGTTCAGAGGCTGGAACAGCACTAAGGAACGTGCTGTTGAAGATGCAGACCGATCTTGGGGTTGATTTTAAAGTAACCAAGCTTTCGGATGCTTTGGCCGGGTTGGCCCCTAAAATGGGCGATGCCACATTTATGGCCAAAACCTTTGGGGCTGAGAACATAGCAGCAGCCCAATTCCTTGCAAAGAATGCGCTGGCCGTTGAAGAGATGACCGCCCAGGTCACCGGAACGAATGTGGCCATGGAGCAGGCAGAAATCAGGAACGCCACTTTTTCCCACCGCATGGACATTATGAAAGCAAAGGTCAAGGACTTTGGCATTAGCTTTTTTGAGAGTACCAAACCCATGCTGCCCTACATTCAAACGGCTGCCCAGGCATCGAGCACCATCATGCAATTTACACCAGTACTTGGCGGTGCTGGCCAGGCCATACAGTGGATGACAACAAAAATGTTTGCTACTGTGGCGGTAACCGATGCCGCTGGTATTGCAACCAAAAAGTTTGTGGTAGTACAAAAAGCACAGGCATTTTGGCAAAAAGCTTCGGCTGCTGCTATGTGGTTATACAATGGGGCGGCTGCCATTAGCGGGGCGGTAATGAATTACTTGAAGGGACAACTACTGAAGGTAAGAAATGCAATGGCCCAGGGCACAGTTGGCACTATGCTTATGAGCGGGGCCATGGGTGTGGCATCGGGAGCGGCGGGTATGTTTGCAATAGCCCTTAAGGGTGTTGGAATGGCATTTAAAGCCATTCCGGTTATTGGCTGGATTGCTGCAATAATTGGGGCACTGATTGCTTTGTTTTCAATTCTTTGGAATAAAAGCGAATGGTTTAGAGGAATGATGGGCGGCTTGTGGGGATCGGTAAAAGCCATTTTTCACAACATAGGTGTTTTCTTCGGCATAGTTTGGGATAGCCTTATCAAACCTGTTTTTCTTGCTATTGGCAGCGTTATTGATTGGGTGAAATACTCGGTACTGGCACCGCTTGGCACTTTCTTCGGCTCGGTTTGGAACGGCATTGCAGCCGGTGTGCAATGGTTTGGCGAAGTGTTCTCCGGGGCATGGAACTGGATAACCGGCATTCTTGAGATGGTGGGTTTGAAATTCACAAGTTTCTGGGATTTTGTTGGAAGTGCTTTCAGGCTTGGGGCAAAGATCATGTTCTGGCCATTCACGTTGTTAATGAAGATTTTTCCTGATTTGGCAGGATGGTTAGAAGAAAAAGTGTGGGCACCTATACAAGCGATGTTTGACCGCATACTGGGCAAAGTACAGAAGTTGATCGAACCCATTCAAAAGTTATGGGGAAAACTGTTCAAAAACGAAAAGTACGAAAACGTTGGCGATGCGTGGGCTGAAGGCAAACAAAAAGGAATAGACAAATTCAGGCAGGAACAGGAAGATAAAAAGAACAAAAAAGGGTTGGCAGGTTTGGCCACCGAGGCAACGCCCGACATGGACGAAATAACCCCAAAATACACCGTTAACCCTGCGGAATTGGATTTCACTGACGGGAAGAAAGGTAAGGCTTCGACACGCTCAGCCACCGGAGGAGATGGCGGGAACACTTATTCGGAGTGGCTTGACAGGGTGAATAAAAAAGAGGATAGTTCATATACGGCCATTGCTTCGAGTTTAGCAGGGCAGGCATCAGAAACCACCTCGATAAACAATGCTCCAGATTACTCAAAAACAGCTATAAACAATGCTCCAGATTACTCAAAAACATCGAACAGCGTTGTTAATGACAATTCGGTACTTGATAAAAGTGTGGCCAATGATGCCACTCGTAACCTAAGCAACTCATCTTCGGTAGTTCAGAATTTCACCAAAGAAGAGCCAAAAGCTACCATGTTTGAACTTGTTACCGGCATAGGTACCACATTGGGCAAAATAGCCGCTTCGGTGGCCATCATCGCGGCCATGAGTGGAATGCCTGCAAAAGCCAGCGAGGCTATGCAGGCCGTTAATGAAAAGACATTTGTTGAGCGCACGGTTGAGCGTGAAGCAGCTCCTGGGCAACCGCAAGGGTTGCACCAACAGGTTGCCCCAATAATTGGGCAACCGCAAGGGATGCCCCAACGGGTTGCCCCAACAATCAACATTACTATTCAGAATATCACGATTCAGAACACCGGTGGCGTTGAAACATTGCCCGGCAATATTGCCGATGCAGTAGTAAAGGTTTTGCGCGACAATTTAGCCGAAGAGATCCTAAAATTATTGAGCTAATGGCCAACATATTCGACATATCGAAAATATACGGAAAAACGCTTGGGAAGCAATATTCCGATGCAGTGGAGGAAAAGGAGTATTCCAGTTCAGGCACTGCGCTTTGGAAGAAAACAAAACTGGGAACGCTTGAGTATTTGCCAGTAACGATTGGTGATCTCGAGATACCCAACGCACTTATTACAGTAACCGGCAAGAAAAATATAGTTGAAACCCCAATGGTTGGAAGGAAAGGAACCATTAAGGAGCTGATCAACATTGAGGACTATGACATAAAAATTACCGGGCTTTGGATCAACGATGAGTCGAACGACTACCCTGAAGAAGAAGTGGCCGCGTTTATGAAGCTTTGGAATAAAAACGAATCTGTGAGGATAAAAAACGCTTTGACTGATATAATCTTTACTGATGACACTGGAGACTTTAGCGACATGGTTGTGCTTAAAGGTTTTTCTATGCCCGACATGAAGGGCATACAACACGCCCAGGTAATACAGATTGACTGTGTGAGTGATCAATACTTTGAATTAGAGATAAACTAGCATGCCAACCCTTAACTGCAATATGACCATAGGTAGCGCATCGATGCGGGGCTGCAACGATGTGAACATTAAACGCAGTGTGCGCGAGATAGCTACAACGGCAACCATAAAACTGCCAGTAACAGCTGTGTTGCGCCAGAAGGGAAAGGAGAAGACCCGGATTGAAACGGCCCGGCAAATCAAGGTTGGCGATACTGTATCGATCAACCTTGGTTATGGCGACAACCTAAAAAACGAGTTTAGCGGCTTTGTTCGCCGGGTTAATTATAAAACGCCACTTGAAATTGAGTGTGAAGGATGGGCTTATAAGCTACGAGAAACCAACATACAAAAGAGCTGGCCAAGCGGCACGTTGAGCGATGTTTTGACAGAAGTTGTCAAAGGTACTGGTGTAAAATTGGGTACGGTGGTTAATCTGAAGCTGAAGAACTTTGTGCTAAATAACAAATCGGGATACTCTGCCCTTGAGTTGCTAAAACGCGATTACGGTTTGACAATATTCATTGACAACGATGGCAAGCTAAACGCCTGTAAAGCCAACGATGTAACGGGAGGCAAGGTAAAATACAGGCTTAGGTGGAATGTGCTAAATGATGGTGATCTGAAGTATTACAATGCTTCAGATTTGATTGTTGAGGTGAAGGCAATATGCTACGACCGCGATGGGTCGAAGATTGAAGCAACGGTTGGCGACAAGGGAGGTGAGGTGAAAACGCTCAATTTCTACGATGTGCCAGATATGGCCGCACTGAAGGAACTGGCCAATCAGGAGCTGAAGAGGAATACCTACGATGGTTACCGGGGCAAGATCACCACAATGTTGCAACCTTATGCTGAACCAACAATGAAGGCAATTTTGGAAGACAACCTATATACTGCCCGGAGTGGCAATTATTACATTGAGAGTACCGAAGTAACATTCTCGACCAGTGGCGCACGCCGTATTGTTGAACTTGGAATAAAAATGTGATGGGACGAACGGCAGAAGAGTTACAGCGGAGGATCAGGGAGCTTCAGGGATCAGAACCGGCAACCATACAGGCTAAAGTTACCGAGGTGGATGAAGAGGAATTCACCTGCAAGGTTGATTTAGATAACGATTTGATTATTGAAGATGTAAGGCTAAGATCGATCATCGATAAAGAAAAGAAAGGCTTTTGTTTTATTCCCGCCATTGACAGCATTGTGCTGATAAGCCGGATCAGGGGGGCAAACGAGTTCTTTGTTTCGATGTTTTCCGAAATTGACAAGATCATTTTCACCTATACCGAAGATATGGAAATCACTTTCGATACTGAAAAGATTTTCCTCCGGATTAAGGAACGGTCGATTGAAATAACTGAGGAGGCCATAACCTTTAACGCTGGCGACAAAGGGAGCTTTGCAACCGATATAAATAAGTTGGTTGATAAGATCAGCTCAATTGAAGGTGAGATTAACAGCCTGAAACAAGTATTTACCACTTGGATACCTGCGCCAATGGATGGCGGCGCGGTATTAAAGGGAGCGGTAACAAGTTGGGCGTCGCAACCCATACAGCCGGTAACAACGGTCGATAGTATAAAGGATGAATTAATTAAACACTAAAGCCCCACCAACCTCCCCCAAGGGGAGGCTGTGGCGGTAGAATAAATTTAAAAATTTAGAGCAATGAACGAAAGCAATAATTACGAACGAAACCAAAAGCCCCTCCTTGGGAGGGGTCGGGGAGGCCGTATATGTTAGTATCAGCAACATTAAAAGCCCAATTGGAGGCCGATTTTAAAAGTATAAACCTTGGAAGTGATGACGCAGCGGCTAAAGTGGCTGAGGCGGTTGCCAACAGGGTTGATGCCTACATTAAAACGGCAACCATTACGGTAAACCCCGGAATACCGGTGGCCACGGCAGGAAGCCCGGCGGCGCAAACCGGTGCGACAACGGGACCAGGTACAGGAACAATTTCCTAATGACCAATGACTAATTACTATGATTGATTTCAGACAAGATACGAACGGCGATATCGACCTTACAGCGGGCGACATACATTACGTTGAAAGTACGGTGGCTCATCAGCGCGATCTGCTTTTTACGGGCATGGGCGAACTTAAGCATTCGCCAACCACTGGCGTGGGCATTCACGATTTCATAAACGACGAAACCCCTGAAGCAATGCTCCGGATGGTGCGCCGAAAGTTTATACAGGATGGCCAAACAGTGAACAGCGTTAAGGTTGATGCCAGCGGACAGCTGGTGGCTGATGCCTTTTACGATGTGTACCCGGTAGTGCCGCATTTTGCTGAACCCGATAATTCAATAATACCAGAAATTATGACACCACTTATTTACAACATAACTCCGCCTTGGAAGCATGGCGACACCGTGGCCGCATTTGGCTACCGGCTGAAGTTGAATGGCGAACCGGTTGACTTAACCGGGGCAACAATTACCATGAAGTTTAAACGGCAGGGGCAAAGCACCATTTCGTTAACGCTTACAACCGTGGCGGGTATTACCATTACCAATGCGGTTGACGGCCTCTTTAGGGTTGACGCAATGATTTGCCCTTTAACCAGCGGAACGTACAATTACGACGTTGAAGTGACTTTTGAAAACAACGTTGTTGAAACTTGGATTGAAGGAGCTGTAACCGTTACCGACGATTTGTAAAGACTGAAAAGAGATGAGTGAAAGAAGTATAGAGGTTTTTGTAACCAAAACGGAAATGGCGGTTGAAGCCACGCAGGTAAACGAGTACCGCGATGTGGAGGTTCACCGCGATAAGGGCGACCCCGGACAAGCCGGAAAATCGGCCTACCAAAGCTACGTTGATACAACCACCGACAACCCGGTAATGACAGAAGCGCAATGGGCTAACCAGTTGGGCGATATACAAACTTCATTAGCAGCTTTATAATGACCGTAGCAAGCGAAATAACACGATTACAAAACAGCAAGGCCGCTATGAAGGCTGCTATTGAGGCCAAAGGCGTTACTGTTGATGCAGCGGTAACGCTGGATGGGTATGCGGCTAAGATTGGGGAGATTACTCAAGGTGGTGGAGGAACGGGCGATTACCTTGTACGGTTTATCGACTTTGACGGCACAATTTTGAAGGAGCAATTGGTAGCCTCTGGCGGCAGTGCTGTAGCCCCGGCAACCCCGGTACACGACTTACTTACGTTTGCCGAGTGGAATAACGATTATGACAATGTTACTTCAGACATTGATGTAGGGGCAATTTACAATACTACCGACGGGCATAGCTATCTGTTCATTACACTAACGGCGGTTACTGGTACAAGCCCGTCATTATTTAGCGACCTCCCAACTTCAGGCACAATTACCGTGTATAACGATGCAGATGATAGTGTACTGGGAACGTCAACAGGATCTGGTAAAAGACAATTTTCATTGTCGGGTTTGAATTATGGAAGTTATGTTTTACGGGTGGAATGTACCGTAAGTTGGGTAATTGGGCTTGACTCCGGTACATCACAAATTTTTGGAAATGCCAATTATAGGTACGCCCTTACTAAGTTGCTGTGCGGTAGCAATGTAACAATTTCGAGATTTGGGTTAAACTACTGTTTTTCATTGACAACTTTAGCGCTACCATCGAATTTAACAACTATTCCCGTTTATGTATTTAGGTATTGCTATAACCTTAATAGTTGTAATGTACCTTCGACAGTAACATATATATCTTCCGCCGCTTTTAATACCTGCTACTCATTAAAATCAATTACAATTCCTTCAAGTGTAACAAGTATAGGTGTTAGTGCTTTTAGTACTTGTTACTCATTAGAATCAATTACAATTCCTTCAAGTGTAACAAGTATAGGTGTTAGTGCTTTTAGTACTTGTTACTCATTAGAATCAATTACAATTTCTTCAGGTGTAACAAGTATAGGTGTTAGTGCTTTTAGTACTTGTTACTCATTAGAATCAAT